ATAAATTACAAGACTATCCTCAATCATTCTTAATTGATTAAGTGCCTTGATTGCTTTATGGAGATATGATAAACAGGTTCCCTTATTTCTATCAAATAAACCAGAGGTTACATAGGTTATTGAATCCTTTGCAATTTTAATTGAACCTTTAGAATTAGAAGCTGCACCACCTGCCATAGGTCCAGATGGATAATTTGGTTTAGGTGTATAGACATAAAATTCTTCAATTTCTGGATATAAATCCTTTTCATTTCCTTTAAAAACATTTTGGAGATCTACTCCACCCATATTCGAATTCTTTTTCTTTTCCTTACGAATGAATTTCATTTTCATTGGATCAATATATCTGATCTCCTGAATACCATCCTGAGGTTTCTTAGTATCAATTACTTTTAAATAAAATAATCTTCCATCTACATACCAATTTCTAAAAATTTCATGGGACTTTTTATCAAAGTCCATCATTTCTTTAATACTCTTAAATTCTTTTCTAATATTATCTTTTACTTTATCACTAGCATTTACATTAGATAATTCTATTTCTACAGGAGAATCATATAAATCACTAACGATTGCTTCATTAACAACATCTTCAATAGCACCATCTGCTTCTGGATGAAGTGCCATCTCTCTATATCTTTTTATTAAATCATATTCAGTTCTGAATACACCTTCAATATCTACATATTGTCCATAAAAACCCGATTGAATATAATAATCAACCCCGTCCTCATTAGTTTGAGGAACGGGGGATACCACAGAGGGAGCCTTATTTTGGCTGTCGTCAATAGAGAATCCAAAAAGTTTTGCCATCGTATAATTTTCTTACTTAGCTATTATAGCATTATTTAGCTAATATTGTCACCACCAGCATTTGTGCCAACACCTTTAAGTGCTTCCCACCACTGAACCTGCATTTCTACAGTGAATTCTTCAATAGCATCAGTAGTCTCATATGAAAGATCTACTTGACTTATTTGAGTTGGGAATACATCATGGAACTTATAAGTTCTAAGTGTAGAACCATCACGATCTAATTGATGGACAAATGCATCTGGTTGATATCCTGCAGGATCTTGAACACCTGTATTATCGGACATTTTATTAATAAGATTCATCCACTTCTCAAACGCTGAACGAATTGAGAAGTCTACATCATTAAGGATAGTAATAGTCCATGTATCGAATGTCCTATCACCTGCTATTTTAAGAATCCTACCTCTAAAATTAACATCAATTGGTGTGATGTTTGATGCTGGTAAAGCAGCTGCTTTAACTAAGAACCTTGATTTGTCCTTAACATCATTATCAATTCCTAATTGATCTGGAAAAGCAATTTCTACTTCAAAGAGATTCGGTCTAGCACCACCACCTGCTAGTTTACTCTTAAATCCAGTAATTGTTCTTAATGGTGGCCTATTATTTTGAGTTGCCATAGTTCGTTGTGCCTTTGGATTTATAAGAAAGAATTAAACCGTACCGATTACTTCCTCAAAGCTGACACCAGTTCTGGTGGCAACAAAGGTAAGTCCGATGAAGTTAATTGATCTTGCGGGTTTAATAAAGATATCTGCTATAAATTCATTGTTATCTATAACAGCAGCTGTGTTATTTGTTTCATCACAAACAACTCTAAAGTCAAAGATACCTCTCTTTGATTGAACATCTCTTAAGAATGGTTCAACAATATTTACAAAGTTAGTCCTTGTAATTTCATCGTTAAATTCGAAGAGTTGATCTCTTGCAGCAGCTGAAATAGCATCTTCAAGGTAGATAAACAATCTACGAACATTGATTCTATCAAAAGCAGATGCCTTGCCAAATCCAGTCTTATCACCGAATAGGATAATTCCTGCTCCAGGTGAGAATATAATTGGGTTTACTCTATTTGAATATAACTTATCTCTTTGTATTTGAGATGGGTTATATGCAAGTTTTACAGCATTAAGAACTGTTCCTCTTGCTGTTCCTCCTGGTGAGAACCAAGGGAAATTGTTAATATCATTTCTAGCACACATTCCAGCAATGTCGCCATTTAATGGTATATATCGGAATGTATCAGCAAATCTATCATACATGTACTTATATCCACTATCAAATACACCATATGTGGTGGAAGTGATAGGTGCATAGAATGAAACTACATCATCAGTAATTTCATCTGAAGATTTGACAGTAGCACTTGAACTACCAGCACCAGTAATGAATGTTCCTTTATCAGGAGAAATAAATGCTATTGCATCTTTTCTAAGTTCAGCAACAGAAATTATCTTATTAGCAAGTGCTTGTGTTGTAGTTCTACCATATGCTCCAGAACCCATAAGTAGGAAATCTACTTCATATTCTTCTGCATTTTCAAATAAACTATAACCATTAATTATACCAGAGATTCCTGCCTGTAAAGAATCTTCCTGTGTAATATCTTCATTACCATCATAGTTTTTACCACCAGTTAAAGTTAAAGTGGTAGAACCAACACCCATGAATTTAATTCCCTGTGCATTTTGATTCCAATTAGTATCACCATCAAGATTGAAATCAGCATCAACAGTAATTGTTGTTACACCAACAGGTTCATCACCACCAAAGATATAATTAGAACCATCTTGCAAGAATCTTCTCCAATAACTTGGTGAACCTGCAGAGAATTGTGCATCTTTTGCTTTAGATAAACTTAAATGCTTTTCTAAAACAGTTCCAGAATTTCCTGTGATGTCTCCATCATCATCTATGACAACTACATGAACTTCATCAAATCTAGAAGATCTTGAAGCAGCATAAGTTGATGTTCCTGGACGATCTGCAATTTTATTCCAATTGATAGTTTGATTAGTCAATTGAATTTGTTGTTGATCGAACCAATCTTTTTCAGACGTTGGAACAACAGTACCATAAGCAGTTGACTGTCCATTAGTATGAATACCTAATGTTCCAGTTCCAGAGAACTGATATATCCCGTTTGCTTGATAATCTTTTTCAGTTTCAACTCCAGCAGAAGTAACGTGAGAAACTAATTTAACACTAGCAGTTGCTGCTCCAATTTCTGTAATTACACCTTTAAAATATCCATCAAGTTCGGTTGTTGCTCCTACACCAACATCAACTGCATTTGCAGGAACTGCTTGTGTTACTGCATATCCAACTTTAAGTGCAGCTGCAACTACATTCATTGAACCGATATCAAATGTATTTGTCAAAGATACATCAAGAGTAGAAGTAGTTGATATAGAAATAAAATCACCACCAGTATATCCAGTTGAACCTATTCCAGTAACACTGTTAATACCAATAACTGTAGCTCCTGCAGAAATAACACCTGGAACATCACACCGTACTACAGCTCCAAGTTCAATTCCTGTAGTACTAATTCCTATAGTAGATGCAGAAGCTACTAAAACACCACTTCTATCTGTAATTGAAGCAACGAAATTTGATACCCCAGTGGTACTCATACCAATTACTTGATCTGCTCTAGCATCAATTAATGCAACTTTAATACCATTTGCCCAAGATCCAGGATTTCGTCCAACAACTGTTACACCTGTAATTGAACTTTCATCATATCCCTTATTAATATAATCATCTTCACTATTGATTAGTATATCAACAGCATCTCCAGCAAAACCATTTTTAAGTTTATCGTCACCTGCTCTTACAACACTAAGAACACCACCATATGCTAGGTATGATGATGCCACCATCCAATGCTCAAAGTGACTATCTTGTGGATATGGTTCTCCAAAATTATCTAGTAAATCTTGCTCATTCTCTACAAGAACTGGTATGTTAACTGGACCTTTAGCAAAAGGAGCAACAATAGCAGCATTTTTATCTGTTGCCGTATCGACCCTACCAATGGTTAAGTCAACCTCTCTTACTAGAATTCCAGGAGATGCTAAATTGATGGGCATCTTATTCCTCTCCGAATCTCAGAATTAATCTAAAATTATTTATTAAAATACCCTTTTTCAATGGGGAAACATTGCATGAACACTACCAATCGGGATATTGCCAGTCAATAAAAGGTGCTCTTTTCTTTCTAGTTTCCACTATTCTTTTAATTGTACATACTTTACATTCATATGCATATGATGATGCTGTAGCACCTCTCCCCTTTCTAGTTCTATAAAATCCGTCAATTAAATTTTTCTCTTCTCCACAAACTCGACACTTTCTCTCATTGAGCAATAAATGCCCAAGTTTTAACTGATCGTCGAATTCCATTATAATACTTGAACAACTCCTACAACATCTGGTATCTCATGCATTAATTTACTTTCTATACCCTGCTTTAAAGTCATAGTACTCATAGCACATGTCTCACATGCACCACCTAATTTTACTTTAACATATCCTGTTTCATA